AGCCGTCGTTCCTATACTTGTAAAGATTGCTTGGCCCCTCCCTTGAACCGGCGCAACGGGTTCACCAGATGCGCGACTGCTGGCCGATGACGTTCTCGCCGTTCGTTCCGTCGCCGCGTGCGCGGTTGCACTTGCGATGCGAGGCCGCGATGTTCGAGAGGTCGAGCTCGCGCTCCGGCGCTTTCGCCACCGGCACAACGTGGTCAGGTTCCCACGCGAGGTCCTCGCTTGACGGTCGCAGCGTGTAGTCTATCGGTTGCCCGCAGATGTGACACACGGCCCGTGCTTTGCGGTCGCGATCCCACGCGAGCCGCCGCACGTTCGGCCATCTGCTGCTTCTGTGTATCTCTGTTGCCATTCGTTTCCCTTTCTGTTCCCACGTTGTAAAGGGGGAGGGGATTTCTTGTCAGCACCGGCCCCCATGGGGTGGTGTAGAATTGGAGGACTGCAAGGCGGGAGGGGTGCCTTGCGCGGGAGGTCCCCCAGGGGGGTGCTTTTTTTGCGGGCAAGACGCGGGAGGGTAGCCCCCGCCGCGTCCCGAGAAGGAGGACGGCGGTCCCGCACTCGCACGTCCAGACGTGAAAAAACCGCAGCGGTTTCCCGTCGCGGTCTTTCACGGTACTATCATAGCACAAAAAAGTGTGCCATACTATGCCATCATTTCAACTTGATTGTGCAAAGAAGTGCGTTGAACCTTCCCAAAGCGGCCGCCAGTTCAGCGGCGCTGTCTGTTGTCGCGAAGCATTCGTCCGATAAAATATGATAATTTTCTAAATTTCGTGATAACTCGTCAATCTTTTCGGCGAAATTTCGCAAATTGATTTGCACCAGCATTTATTCATCCTCCTTTCCGTCTGCAAGTTCCGCGAGCAGCGCTGCGTGGATGCGGTGCGTTTGCCGCCATGAGTAATTGGCGGCAACGCAAACCTGCTCCCAGGTCAAGCCGTCGATGTAGTACAGACGCGCGACCATACGCTGCGTGGCGTCTTGCAGGCCGTCAATCATATCCTCAACAAGTATCATTGACGCAGCCAGTTCCCGCGCTTTCTTGTCATAGAGCAGGCCGAGCTCGGCGAGTGACGTCCCGATGTTCGCGGTCGGGTTGCTGACGCTCGCGCCGTGCGGCATCCCGTCTAGCCGTGGCGAGCCGAGTATGGCCGCCTCGATCTCTGCGCGCCTGCGAAGAATGTCGTCGCGCTCGCGCTTGATGGCGCGGTACGTTTTCAGGCGTTCCTTGACCTCGGTCTTTGTCATTGCTTCGCCTCACTTTCCTCGTCGTCGCGAACCCATCCGCATTTGCCTCCGTGATATTCGTGTACGGTTTGTAATGGGCAGCCCTCCGTTTTGGCGCCGTGATATTCGACCGCTCGCTCCATCATTATCTGGCATTGGTCGTACTCAAAGTCATATATCGGGCAGGCGTCGCACGTTTCGGGCGTATCAATAATCAATATGCTTTTGCCGTTGCGCCCGTCTTTGCTTCTGTTCAGCACTTTTTCGAGTTCGGTAGCCATTTCTCTATCGCCCCTTTCGTTTTTCATTCTTTCTCATAGCTCGGGTGTGTGCCGTCGAGGATCATACGCTCCTCGCTGCTGACCTCGTAGCCGAGTTTTGTCAGCCATCTATATGTCGCGTCAAGCGTCGCGTCCTTCTCGTAGCACGGCGCCTGGTAGCGCCCGTAGTGGCCGGTGCATGTCATCGCTGCACTGTCGCCGAGCAGGTCGTGAATGATGCCAGGCAGATCATCGTCGGAGATCCCCGCGAGGCCGTTGACGATCTTCTCGTCTTTGTCCGGCACGTACACGCTTTTTTCGACGCCGCAGATCGCGTACAGCCGTTCGTTTTTCGCCATGCGATAGCAGCAGGCCGCGAGCGCCGCGGCGTACAGCGCGCCGGTGAGAACGTCCGCTCTGTTCTTCTCGGTAACCTTGAGGCCGTCGACGAACGCGCGGCGAAGTTCATACGCCGCCTTTGCGGTCTCATCGAGCGCCTGCCACGCTTCCGCGATGCGTTGTTCCTCGGCGATCTCTTCCGGCGTTTTCTGCTTTCGCTCTTTTTTCGGCGCCTTCTTGTAAAGCTCGACGTAGCTTCCGTTGTCGTAATAGAACACCGGCTCGAAGTCTAACTCCGGCGTGTTTTTATCGTTCCAGTCCTCAAGGTCGACATGGCGCTGCTGCGAGTACTTTCCGTTCCATCGGTCGCTGCTATTCTCGATTTTCTTGGCGTCGATGCTCTTCAGCCAGGCCTTTACCTTCGGGCCGTTTGCCGCGATCGCTTGCCGACGTAAAGCGGAGTTCACGCGATAATTGAAGTCCGACGTGCCGATTGTCTTGAGCGCGGCGTTCCGTTCCTTCACGTTTTTGATCTTCGCGAGTTCATCAAAGTCGCCGAGCGAGAGTTGCCGACCGCTGACCTCTTTCAAAATATTCTGGTCGAGTTCTGCCATCTTCACGCGGCGGTTGACCGTGGTTTTGCTGAAGCCGGTCTTTTTGGCGATGTCGTCGACCGTGCAGCCCATGTCAAGCATCAGCTGAAAACCTTGCGCCTGCTCGTACACGGTGAGGTCGCTGCGCTGCATATTTTCGAGTAGCATCGTTTCGAGCTGCTCCTGCTCGTCCATTTCGGCGACAACACACGGCAGTTCCGTAAGCCCTGCGAGTTTTGCCGCGGCGTGGCGCCGGTGTCCGATCACCACGGTGTAGGCGTCGCCGTCCGGCACGACGGTGAGGTTCTGCAGCACGCCCTTCTCTTTAATGCTCGCGGCGAGTTCTGTCAGGTCGCCAAGTTCCTTTCTCGGGTTTTGCGGGTGCGGGTTGAGTTTTTCGGTCGAGATGTAAACGATTTTTTCCATTTTTGCGTCCTCCTTCAGTTGTTTGGTATCAATTTCATTTGCGCTCCGTGCGCCTCCACACGGCCTCCGTTCTATCGCTGCGCGTGCCTTTGCGACGACCGACCGCCTCGACGATGCCGAAGTCGCGCAGCTCTGTCATTCTCGGCGCGACGAAGTTTCTGTTCCAGTACGGGATGATGCCGGCGCTGACAAGCTCCTCGGTGACCTCGCTGACCGTCATCGCGCGCTCGCCCATTGTTTCGAGTATCAGCTGCGCGCGCTGCTTGATTTTCGGCCCGACAGCGTCGTAGGCCTCGCGGCGGGTTTGCAATGTGATTTCGTTCATTTCGTCGCCTCCTGCTCTTGTAACAGTTTGAAAAATTCGCCATTTTCAAAAATAGGGCCGAGAATAAACTTTACGGATAAAGTGCAATTAGAATAAACTTGTCCGTGTCGTCGTTCTTGGTAGTATTCGGCTCCGCCGTAAGCGATTTCGGCTTCCGTGCCAATGGCTTTTGCAATAATCATTTTTCTGTCGCCGTATTTAATGCGAAGGTATGACGGTTCTTCCGGTGAAATGTTCACAAAGTCATAGAACACGGTTCCGCAGTATTCGCATTTCTCGGACGTTATCGGTTGCCCGCAGTTCGGGCAGTTTGTTTTTTCCCTCACTTGCCCGCCTCCTTGTCGCGTTTCGTTTTCTGAGCCTCTTTTTGCAGCACGCGCTCGAGAATGTTGTCGGCCGTGAGCCATCCGAGGCCCGTTTCGGTGTAGTCGACCTCGTCCTCGTAGAACAGCCCGTCACGCAGTTCGAGCAGGCCGTCCTCGGCGCCCTTTGTGCCGGTGCCCTCGACGATCAGCGCGGTGCGCTGCCACTTATCGGGGTACCATATATAGACCTTGCGCAGTTCGTCAATGGCGACGCTCTGCATCTGGAACTCGATGCCGTGTTCGGCCATGGCCGCCGCGAGCTTGAATATCTCGGCGTAGCGTTGCCGGTTCTTATGGTGTACGTTCACGCAATCGTTTAGCATTTTTTGCCCTCCTTCATTTTTTAAGTCGCCCGTAGCGGCTATGCACGTTCCGCTTCACGTCACCGACGAAAGCGGTGACCTCGGCTTGCTGTGCGTTCTTTTTGTAGGCGGCCTCCCGCTCTTTTCGGAACGCGATGTACCGCTCGCAAACGATATGGCAGCCCATCTCGCGCTCTGTGCAGCCGTGACAAGGTGGTCTCATTCGTCATACCTCCGTTTCTGTTGCGCGAGCCAGCGCGCGGCGTTGGCGTTTGCATCCTCTTTCTTTTTCTCTTGCAGCCAGACGTCATAGTTGATAATCGGCGCGATCTCGACCTCGGTGCGCGGGTGGTCTTTGTCATAGTACACGCGCGAGCCGTCTGTCGCGGCGATCACGTCGCGGTTGTCGTCGGCCAGCAGCCCGCATTTGACGAAAATGTCGTGCGCCGCTTCCTCGAGGTTCGTCAGGTCCACGCGCCGCCGCGTCGGCATATAGAACACCGTCTTGACGTTCACCGGCCCGTCGTAGGTGATGCCCTTCGGAATGTACCACGCCGCCGCGCGCTCGTACTCTTTGTATTGCGCGCTCGGCGCTATGAACGGGCGGCCGGTCGCGCGGTTTTGTAGGATGCGCTGCGAGTTCTTTTTTGAAATCGGCGGCAGCGGTATGGTGAATTTAACGCCCTTCATTTTTTGCCCTCCATTCGTCGAGTTGCTTTTTGGCGTTGGCGTTCGCGTATTCGTCGTAGATGGACGCCGTCTTTTTCTTTCCGCGATTTTTGCGCCGCTGCATAATAACTATATTATCTTCTATATTATGTTCTATATTATTGGTGCAACTTTGTTGTATAGGGTGTACAACTTTGTTGTATGGGGTATGCAACTTTGTTGTATAGTATGCAACTTTGTTGTATACCCCTTCTTGCACGCTGTCCTTCTTGATGTATCCCTTGTCGAGCAACGCTTTCAGCGCCTTCTGCACGCCTTGCTTCGTTGAGTTCGTCCAGTCGGCGAGGTATTGAAGCGAGCCGGTGAACGCGCGCCCCTCGCCGTTTGTGTAGCCGTACAAAATGGCGAAAATCAAAAGCTCGTTGCCTTTCAGGTGCAGTTCGGTTAGCATCCAGCCTTGAACGACGATGTAATTGTCGGGGTTTACTTTGTTTTCGGCCATTTTGGCCTCCTATCAAAACGGCAGATCGTCGTTGACGTCAGCGACCGGCACGAAAGACGGTTGCTCCGGCGTTGGCGGCGTCCATGACGGGTTCGGTGCGTGTTCTTGGTCCTTGCCCCATACCGATGCGTTGCTCTGGCCCGTCGCCTCGCGGTAGTTCTTTTGCGCGTCGTCTTGTGCGTGTTCGGCGAAACCGCCTCCGGCGAAGGACGCGTTGCGTGCGAAAATCTTGACCGCGTAGCGTTTGTTGCCTTCCTTGTCGGTGTAGTCGTCATTTTGAACCGAGCCGGTGATGATGATAGCGTCGCCTTTGTGAAAGTACTTGCAGATAAACTCGGCCGTTTTGTCGAAGGCCGCGACGCTGAAAAAGTCAGCCGTCGGTTCGCCCTCGCGCTTGATGTCGCGCTCGACCGCGATGCGGGTTGACAAGACGCTCTTGCCGCTCTGTGTTTTCTTGAGTTCCGGCTCGTAGCAAAGGCGCCCGAGGCCGGTCCAGATGTTTAATGCCATTTATTTGTCCTCCTTGTTTTGTTTTGCGGCGGCCAGCGCCTCGAATTTGCCCTTTATGTCAAGCAGCGCGTCCATCGTCATGTCTTTCGGTTCGCAGCCGTAAACCTCTCGGATGCGCGCGATAATGGCGTCGGCGTTGATGCCCGAAACCTTGTATGCCAGGCGGTAGAGTTCCGTGAGGTCATTCTGCGTTACTTTGACGCTTCCGAGCAGCTTGTCGACCGCGGTCGGTTCTGTGCTGCGCGGTGCGGGTTCTGGCGGCAGCGGTCTTGCCGGTGCGCGTTTCGGTTCGCGCTTTGGTGCGGTGGCTGATGCCTCTTGCTTCGAGATTGCGAGCGCGACCTCCTCGGCCGATGCGATGTTCACGTCGCCGATGCCGGCGAAACCCAGGGCGCGGCCGACCGCTGACGTTTCGGCGTTCTCAATGAAACTGGTAGAATTGACGCCGACGTTGCTCTTGACCTCTCGCGCGGTGCCGGTCGCGATCAGCGCGTCGCCGTCGTAGACAAGCGATCGGAACGTCACGCTCGCGCCGTCGTGTTCGATGATTTCCGTCACGATGCGGCCGTGTTCGTAGAGCGCCCAGAAGCCCTTGACGCGCTCCGCGACGTTTGCGTAGGGTTTGCCCTTGATGTTCGATTTCTCGAGATTGGCGTTGATTTTCTGCAGCCGGTCAAAGAACGTTCCGGTCGGTGCTTTTTCGTTTGCCATGTTTTAGTCCTCCTTCTTATCAGTCAACGGTTTGGTCGCCAGCGAGCTTTGCGCGTGCCTCCTCGAGCTGGATTTGTGTCACCGCGAGCTCTTGCGCGAGGTCATCGACCTTCGCGATCAGTTTCGCGATTTCGCGCTTCTTTTCGGCCAGCGCTTCGGCCAGTTCGCCGAGAATGACCGCGAAGCGTTCATCAGCCGTCAATGGCGCGGGTGTGTAGTGTGTTTTTTTCAAGAAATATCGTCCTCCTTTGGTGTGTTTTGCTTTTCGGTTGTGTGGCGCAACGTAGAGCCATGCGTGTCTGTATCAGCGTTGTTGAACTTTTGGCGAAGTGAGCGGCGTCTTTCGGCGCGCTTTTTTTCTGTTTGGCGACAGAAGGAGCGGTGGCGGGTTCGCGCCATCAGCAGGGCCAGCACGGCAAGCGCGATAATGTACGGCGTCAAAATTCAAACACCTCAAGCACGTTGTAATTGATGATCCACCAGCCGTCCCCTTGAGTTGATCGCACCTTGTCGGTGACCTCGGCCTTGACGACCTTTGCGTGAGGGTCGTTTTTTTGCGTTTCATCCACGAAATGAAGTTTGTCGCCGACCTCAATCACGGTTCCGCCGATTTCACGCATCGTGAGAGAACGCGCTTTTGCCATGTTCTCCACCCACTCGCTTGTCCCAAAGATTGCAAGTTTTTTCATTGTTTTCTTCCTTTCTCTATCGGCGCGAGCCCGAAGGCGGCGCGCCTCTTATTAAGCATTGCGATCCTAATCTGCGATAATCTCTCGATTGATTTGCAATAATCATCGTAACCGGTCGGCGCGCACGGCTTTCGTGATTGGTCGCTCTTTTTCATGGCGTGTACCCAAAAAACAGCAGGCGGTAGCGTTCGGGTTTTTCGGAAAGTCGCACGATGCCGGTCACGGTCTGCTTGATGGCGGGGCCGTACGGTCCGATGCCTGCGACGTACTCTTGCACGTCCACCTCGTCGCCGATGGCGGGCGGTGCGACGCCCGCGGGCAAGTCGTAGTACGGCGGCACCTTCTTGTCGCTCTCGCGGTCTCTGTCAATGATGCGGATGAGTTTCAAGGGTTCTCGCCTGCCTTTCAATGTCATAGAACCGGCGCGCGTTGTCAATGCGGCGTTGCCGCGCCTCGCGCTCGGCCTCGCGTGCCATGTATTCGGCTTCCTTGTCGGCCAGATAATGCCCGAGCATAAACGCCGCGCAAAATACGCCGACCATGATAGCAACGATGATGTTCGTCATTTATTCCACCTCCACAAGACGGCGGCCTTTCAACGTGTACCACGTATCGGCCTTGATTTTCTCGCCGTCGACAACGACCGCGCGCCATCGTTCCAGATCGTAGGTGTTTTCCTTTTCTTCGGCGATCACCAGCACCGCGCCGAGGCCTCCCTTTACGCGGCAACCGTTCCCGCGGGCGCAGGCAATACCATTCGCGCCCACGCTTGACGATCCGCGGCTCGTGGCGGCTCCTCTGTCGCCTGCCGTGGCGGATCCGAAGTCGCCTGCCGTGGCGGCTCCGCTGTCGCCTGCCGTGGCGGCTCCTCTGTCGCCTGCCGTGGCGGCTCCTCTGTCGCCTGCCGTGGCGGCTCCGAAGTTGCCTGCCGTGGCGGCTCCGCTGTCGCCTGCCGTGGCGGCTCCGCTGTCGCCTGCCGTGGCGGCTCCTCTGTCTCCTGCCGTGGCGGCTCCTCTGTCGCCTGCCGTGGCGGCTCCGAAGTTGCCTGCCGTGGCGGCTCCGCTGTCGCCTGCCGTGGCGGCTCCTCTGTCGCCTGCCGCGGCAAGTTTCGTGTCTGTGTGCTCCGTCGTGCAGCGGCTTTTCGTGTACTCAATCTGTGCATTTACAAGCGCGGGAATATTCAGTCGGCCGCCGATGTGGATCTTCGTTGCGACGGTTTTTTTATCGTCGCTTTCCGTGTCGCCGTCAAGTTCAACCTCGTGATATACCGACGTCGCCGGCTCGTAGAACTTGAACACGTCAAGCGGGCGTTCGCAAGCGTGGAACCCGCTCTCGCAGAGTTCCGCCTTGTCGGTCTCGTAGTCCTTGCCTTCCTCATACTGGAAGCCGCGGCACGTCATATCACGGTTAAATCCTTTGTATGCTTTCAATTTTTCAGTCCTCCTTCTCGTCTTATACCGCGTAGCGCAGATGCACAAGTTCCTCGGCAATCACGTCGAGGGATTGCACAATGCTGGCGAGCAGTTCCTCAATCACGGCCGGCGTGGCTGCGATTGCCGTCTTTTCTGTTGCGGTTGCTTTTTCTTTGTTGTCATCTGGTTTCTGTTCAACCGTAGAAACTCCAAACGCATTGTGGCCTTTTTCGTGCATTATCTTTGCCTCAATCCGTTGCTCCACGTCATATCCAACCGCTTCCGCGAAAGTGTCGCGCAAACCGTCCGAACAGTCTGGCGCACTGTAAATTCCGGCAATTCCATTTTCCTCGTATGCCTTGATTAACACGAAAATGCGGCGCACCGTATGGGGCGAAATCTTTGTCATTTCGGCTGCGATTGTTTTTGTGTTTCGAGCTCCTCCTGTTATGTTGTTAAGTCGGATTATGCTTCGCACTTCCTCAACTTTAATTTTTCTCGGCATTTTTTCGTCCTCCTTCTTTCTGTTAAAACTGCGGGTAGTTGATATACGCCCAGGCGATCACATTTGCGTTGCCGTGTCGCACCCAGGTGCCCTCGGTGTAGTACGCCTTGCTGACGTTGCGGTGGCCGGTGCTGTCCTCGGTGCATATCAGCACGTCCTCGGTGGTCGGCGGCAAAAACGCCTTGGCGTCGTACCATTCAATCACTTTGTTTTGCCTCCTTCTCGATGCGCCGCGGCTTGCCGTATGCCTTGACCTTGTAAAACGGGCATTTGCCGTCTGGGTAGTCTTGCAACAATATCTTGCAGCACGTCCGGCCTCTGTCCGTGACCTGCGCGAAGCACCGCTTGCTCTCTTTGCACGTGATATACTCCATTGAGTTATCCGTCCTCCTTCAGTATTGCCGCCGCGAGTTTCGCCTTCGCGATGCGGCCGCCGTGTATCAACGGCGCGTAGTGTTTGTAGATGTACGATTTTTTGCGCCCGAGCAGTTCGCCGACCTCGGCCACCGTCAGCAGTTCCGCGGGGAACCGTCGCGAGATGCTCTCGATTTGTGCGCGAAGCAGCGGGTTCTCTCTCATTGGCTGCCCCTTTCCGCGCGGATAGCGTCCACGGCCGCGTTGATGTATTCGGTCGCCGCTTCCTCGCTCTTGGCGCGCCCTTTCAACACGTTGCTGACGTATTGCCGCGTCACGCCGTAATGCTTCGCGATGTCAACTTGCTGCACGCCGTGAAGCGCCATCTTTGCCGTCAACGGTCGCGCCCATTGCGGGTAGTTCGTCATTTTCTTGCCTCCTTTTCTGTATTTTTTGTTGACAAAGTAAACAAAGTATGCTACAATGTAATTCCCCTGAAAAACATTGACGAAGCCGTGGCTCGCGCCTCGGCGCGGTAGCGTTTGCTTTGTTCACCTTGTCAACCATTATAGCGCCGCGTGTTTACTTTGTCAACCGTTTTCGGCGGAAAAAGTAAACTTTGTCAACTTGCACAAGTGGAGGGCGTTTACTATGTCTATTTTTTATGAGAATTTCATCGCGCTTTGCAATCGCAAGAACGTGTCGCCGAGCGTGGCCGCCGAGGCCTGCGGCGTGTCGCGCGGTTCGGTCACAAAGTGGAAAAACGGCTCCGTTCCGCGTGATGCCGTACTCCGCGCCATTGCGGACTATTTCGGCGTGTCGGTTTCCGATTTGGCGATGTTCGGTTATTATGGCGATCCCGAAAAGGAAACGCCGCCGCTTGAGTACGTACAATCCGACGTGGACGAGAACGCCCGCGCTGCCCGCCGCGTGCAGATATTCGAGCGCACCGCGCGTCTGTCGCTCGCGCAGCTCGAGCAGTTGGCGGGGATGCTCGACGTGATGTTCCCCGAGGAGGGTTGACGCATGGCCGCGAAACTGAAACAAAAGAAAATCACCGTACGCCTTCCAGATGGGCGCTCGGTGAGAAAATCATTGTATTACAGAACCGCCGACGAGCTTGCGGATAAAATCAAGGCCGCGCAGAAAGAACAGAGCCGGCAAGGCACCTTCGCCGAGGTCGCGGACGCTTGGCGCGAGGACTATTTCCGCTTTCTGCAGCACGGTACCGTGATTTGTTACAGCGCGGCGCTCGCGCGAGCCGTGGACGAGTTCGGCGACGTGAAACTCGACGCCATCACCGCCGCGGACCTGCAAGCGTTCTATGATGGACTCGCCCTCGAAGGTTACGGCAAGCAGACGCTTCACGTTCAGCGACTTGTCGTCGGTCTGGTATTCAAGTGGGCGTGCCTCAATCGCGGCCTCGCGGTTAATCCGAACCGTGAAACCTCGCAGCCGCGCGCGGTAAAAAGCGCGCAAAAAACGCCCATATTGCCGGACGCCGACGTGCAGCGCATCTTCGACGGCGTGGACGAGCCGTTCGGTCTGTTCCCGTTCCTGCTGCTGTATAGCGGCCTGCGCCGCGGTGAAGCGCTCGCGCTGACGTGGGGCGACGTTGACCTTCGCGCGGGTGTGATACACGTCCGCCGGTCCGTGGCGTACCACGGCAACGACGCTGTGATAAAATGCCCGAAAAGCGAGAGAGGCGTCCGTGACGTTCCGATCGTCGCGCCGCTCGCCGACGTTCTGAAACAAAAAAAGCCCCGCGGAAACTCCACGGGGGTGTATCTGTTCGCTATGCGCGATAAAAACGAACCGCTGACGCAGATAATATACCGAGAGCGCTTCGCAAAATGGCAAGAGGCGACGGGTTACAAGGGGAACACGCGGCAGCTGCGTCACCTTTTCGCGACGTTCTGCTTTGAGGCGGGTATGCCGGCGAAGGACGCGCAGGCCATCCTCGGCCACTCGTCTATCGACGTCACGATGGACGTTTACACGGAAATCCGGCAGCAGCGCGCCGCGGTTCAAAAAGGCACGCTCGACGCTTTTTTTGCGCCGTAAACTGTCCTAAATAATGTCCTATAAGGCGCGCGAGCCGCGCTGTGAATGGTTTTTTACTTGACTGGCAGTCAAGAGGTCAACGGTTCGATCCCGTCCGTCTCCACCATACCGTAAAACCGCCGTAAACCTTGACGTTGTAGGGTTTGCGGCGGTTTCTCTATGCCCGAAAAACGCGGTTTTCAATTCCGCAGTTTTCCACGGTTTTCCGTATTTTTCCACGAAAGTGTCCTAAAAAGTGTCCTACACCGTCCTTTTTTGGCGGTTTATTATTTGGCAAAAAGAAGGCCCCCGCGGTGGTGCTGCCGCGGGGGTTTGTGAGGAGGACGGACACCGTGTGAAAAAGAAGCAAAAAGCACGGCGCCCTATATGATCCGCGCGGGGTTCACGCGGTCATCATTGTTTTTTCACGTCTTTGGCGTCACACCAGCCGTAGACGTTTGACTGGAAGCCAGCCACGCGCACGAGGTGGTACTGGTGCGCCGCGTTCGGTGCGATGCGCGTCACGGTCGCGAGGCCAGGCCGTGCGATGCTCGGACTGTTCGACGTGGCCGTGGGGTAATGGAACCGGCCCGTGAATTGCACGACGTCGCCGACCTTGATAGCAGGCGCGGCCGTTTTCGCGGGCACGGTGAGCTTCTGCCCGACCTTTATCACGTCGGGGTTTGCGATGCCGTTCAGCGTGACGAGCTTCTGGACCGTCGTGCCGTACTTTTTCGCGATGGCGGTGAGCGTGTCGCCGCGCTTCACGGTGTATGTGGCCGTTTTCGCGGCAGAATTGCCGTTTTTAGGCGAGTTTGTGTTTGAGGGTGTCTTTTCCTTGCTTTTGCCGTTGCTCGCGCCCTGCGTTGCGCTGGGCGTAGCGGCGAGGCCGTTGAGGCCTTTCTCGCGGATGATGGAGGGGTAATCCTTGAACGCCTTGTTGCGGTCGACGTTGCCGGTGATGCCGCTGACATTGCCTGCATCGGTGTATTGCCAGATGCCGCACTCGATGGACGGCTTGCCGGCGTTGACCGTGCTTTGTCTGTAGTCGGCTACCCATTTGTCATACTTGCCGAGGCGGTCAAGGTCGAGCCGGTCACGGAAACCGCTGACGGCCGACGAGTAGATGCCGACGTAATAACCGGCCTTTTCCATCGTGTCGCAAAACGCGATGGTCGCGTCGGTCACGCCCTCTTTGTCGGCGGGGCGCGTTTCCTCGACGTCGACGAAAACGGGATACTCGAACCGCTTGCTCTTGATGATGGCAAGGAAGCGCTCGGCGTCGGCCTTGCCGTCCGCGGCTGTCTTGAAATTCTCGCCGACGTAGTAATAGGCGCCCACGGGGATGCCGCGAGCGGTCGCGCCGTCGTAGTTCTCTTGGAAGCGGTCCGCGGTGTAGAAGCCCGCGTTGCTGCCGCCTGCTTTGATGATGGCGAACTTGACGGCCTTCGGAACCTTGCTCCAGTTTATGACGCCGTTGTTGCCGCTGACGTCAATTCCTTCTCTTGTCATAGGCGTTCACCTTTTAGTCGGCGCCTTCGGGGAAGGTGCCCGTCGCGGCGGTCTGCGAAATGACGTCCGCGATTTGATTGCCGCTGACGGTTGCGCTGTACGCCTGCGAGTAGCCGCTTTTCAGCACTTCGTCGATGGTGTCGCCCGTGGCGGTCACGCCCTGCGCGGTGAACAGTTCCTTGAGTGCGTCTGTGATAAGTTTAGCCATTGTGATACCTCCGTTTTTTATCGGTCACTCGTCAAGAGTGCCTTGTTTTGCATTATACAATCTGGTAGAAATGCCGAGAACGGCGCCGAGAAACGCGTCCACGGCCGTGATGGTGCCGACGATTTGCTCGGCGTACGGCAAGCCCCAGAGCTGCGCGAGGGCGAAGTAGAGCGTGCCGATGGCGGGGAGCCATATTTGCGCGATTTTTTTCAGCACGTCATACAAGCGGTTGCTCATTGTTTTTCACCCTCCTTGCGTATCGGGAGCGCCTTGCAGGCCTCGACCATTCGGGTGCCGCTGCCGTTTCCTCCCATTTCTGCATAGGGTTCATAAAGCCCGAGCAGATTTTCGTACTCGTCTGGCGTGATATAGCCGCGGTCAACGTACTTTGTTGAGAGCGCCATGATGCGGTCGTGTCCCAGCGCCATAAGCATAAGCGCCTGGGCGCTCTTTTTCTCGCGTCGGTGCGAGAGCCACGACCAAAAGCCCGTGGAGCCGACGACAGCGACGACGACAGAGACGACGACCGTGACAAGGGTTTGGTTGAATTGTGTCATTTTCGCCGCCTCCCGTTATGTCAGCGGCGCCCACGCCGACGTGTCCTCGTCGTAGAGGTACGCCTCGGCCGTCTCTGCGTAGTTGCTCGCGTTGCCGACGTACACCGCCGAAACGCCCGTTTTTACCTCGATAGGTGCGGGAAGCAGCGTAAACTTGTTTTTGAACAAGTCCTCTTGAATGAACACGTCGCCCTCGGCAAGCGGGAAAGTGACCGTAAACTCATTGATAGAAGCGATTTGCCCTCCACTAACAGAACCGCCGAAAAGATAGACCTTTGTTCCGACGACACCGCACGACGTATTGGCAAGCGCGACGGGCAAGGTTTCACTTAACGTCGTGACAGTTTCCGTTTCGGCGTCGAAAGCGACAATCGTGTTATAAAACACACCGCTATAACCGCCGAAAAGATAGACCTTTGTTCCGACGACACCGCACGCAATCGAACTGTAGGCCTGTGGAAGCGTTGCGGGCAATGTCGTCACGGTTTCCGTAAGAGTGTCGAATACGCGTATCTTGTTGCGTTGTTCGTAATAATAGCCGTTTTTGTGCCAACCGCCGAAAATATAAATTTTATCGCCGACGACACCGCACGCGGCGGAGCCAAGCGTTTCGGGTAATGTCGTGCTTAACGTCGTTATCGTGTTGTTGACGGTATCAAAAACACTTATCGTATTTTGCGTCACTTCTCCTGCGCCAACACCGCCGAAAATATAAATTTTATCGCCGACGACACCGCACGCTGTTTGTGTAACAGCCGTTGGAAGCATCGCGGTCAACGTAGTAGCCGTGTTGTTAATTGTATCGTATTCTACAACTGTGTTCAGATATCCTCCGCTGTTTTCGCCACCGAACAGATAACACATCGAGCCGACGACACCGCACGCCGAGAAAACGCTGGACGCAGGAAGCGTTGTCGTAGAAGTCGTTATTGTTTTTGTGGAAGCGTCGAAAATGTTGATTGTGTTTGTTGCGCCGCTCCCGCGGTTTCCGCCGAAAAGATAGACCTTTGTTCCGACGACGCCGCACGCAGCGCCCGCTATCACGCTCGGAAAAACTGCCGCAGTCGCCTGTACGCTTTCCACGCCGTTGTTGATGTCATAGTCCGCCGTGATGTTCTGCGGTTGCGCGGTCTTTACCCACAATTTGCTTGTGTCCTCGGGCGCGGTGTTGCCGTAGCCGATGTTCAGCGACGCGCCGCCGCTCGGCCAGTTCTCGAACAGTTCTGTCAAGATGCCGAGCGTGTTGTCGCTCGTGATTGTCACGCCCTTGTTGGCTGCCTCTGTCACGGCCTCCCCGTTCACCGCGGCTTGCGCCTGCGCGATTTCCGAGGGCGTTTTCGCATCGTCAAAAATCGGGTGCCCCGTGAAGCCGAGCGCGTCACGGATAGCGTTCACGCCGTTGGCAAAGCCCGCGTATTTGGCCGCGATTGCGTCCAGCAGAACGTCCGCGCGGCTCTCGGGCGTGACGCTATCGTCCACGCCTTCGAGAATGGCGACGAGGTATTCCTCGATGCGCGTTTCGGGCTCGAAGCCAGCGGGAACCTCCCCGTCGTTGAGCCACGCGGTGAGGAGGGTTTCAAGGTTGCTCATAGTTTTTTGCGCCTCCTTTTAGGTGTCTGTCAAGGTGTAAACCACGCGCAGCGTGTCCGCGGCGGTCTTTATCAAGGGAGTTGTGAGGTTCGCCACGGTCCCGCGGTAGTTCGTGATATAGGAACCGCTGACCGCGCTATATCCGCCGCTGCCGCCAAAGTTCCAAGATTGCAGGGCCGACACCGAACGGAAAAACGGGCGCGTTACAAGCGCGCCGTCCTCCCCGTCAATGGTGAGGCCTTTCGTCGGTGAGTACGTCCCGCGGTAATAGTCGCCGCTCTTTGTGAGGTCGACCAGCAGGCCGTCGCCGCACGGAATGGCCGCGTAGTTCGGGTATAGGTAGCCGGAAAACGTGTAGCCGGTCGGCAAATCGAAGCTCGTCACGTCGGCAAGGTTCGCGATGTCAACGACGAGTATTCGGTTGCATGGCGCGTTCGCCAGCGGCGATGTGCTGCTTGTCTGCAAGTACAGTTTGCCGCCGGAAACGCTTGCGCCGTAGTGCGGTCTTTCACCCGTGATAGTTTCCAAGTCTGTCGCGTCGACCGAGAACGTGCCTCCGCTGTACGCGAGGCGCAGATAGCAGTAGCCGTCGGGATAGCCGTTCGGGTTGTTGTACACCGACCAGACGAACCACACCTTGCCGTTCTCGTCAATTCCGGCGTATGCCAGCGACGGCCACGTGTTGCCGGTTCCGCTTTCGTATTCGGGCGTCACGATCTTGTACGAGCCCAGCGGAAGCGTCACGGATAGCGTTTGCGAGAGCGTGGCGGTTTCGCCCGTGTTCGGCGTGTCGCCGACCTTGTAAGCCGACGTCGCCAGTCGTTCCTTGTAGATGTTCAAGGTGAGAACGCCGGAGCCGACGCCCGAGCCCTTCAAAAAACTGTCGCCGCCTGCGTAGTACACGGTGCCCGCGTCGGCATCGTAGTAAATGACCGTGCTGTTGTCGTTCAGCGCTGTTCCGCTTTCGTTCAGCGGCGTGTGCGCTGTTCCTGCGAAACCGTCAAGCGGTGAGGCCGCGGCGTTCGTGAGGCAGGCCGCCTTGATGGTGCCGTTCGCTTGCGAAGGTAAGAACTCCCATTCTGTGCGCCAGCCGCCTGCGACGGCCGCCGACGAAACAAGAGAACCGCGCAGCGTGTTCGTCGTGTTCGTGTCTTGCAGCGCGTAGCCGAGCAGCTTTGCGGAACCGGCGGGGAAGTCGTACTTTGTGGCGTCGCTGCCGAGCGTTTCGTCAAAAAGCATAAGGCCGCCCAGCGCCTTCGTGGCGATGGGCATAAGGTAGGTGCCGATTTCAGCGGAACCGCCAGCGACGTTGTTCGCGAGCACGCCCACGGCGTCGGTGACGTAGTTGTCGGTTTCTGTGCGTTGCTTCACGCGCCCGCGCTCGTCGAGCAGTTCCAGCGCGACGTGGCCGTGCAGGCGCGGCGGTCGAAACGCGAGCGGGTTTATTTTTTCGTTCACGCCTTTTCCTCCTATTCGGTTGTAATTGTCACGGCGTCCGTGTAGTCGCCGAGAATGTCGAAGTCGAGCGCGTTCACGCTGTCGTCGAGCGTGAGCGTCTTGTCGCCGGTCGCGCCTGCGAAACCTTGCCCCCATAGCACGACGTTTTCGCCGAGTACGGGTATCTCGACGCTGCCTCCCGTCACGTTCAACGTGGCGGTTATGTTGCCCGCCTCGTTTTCTGCGGTTATCCATGAATAAAGCAAGTGTTCAAGGTGCAGGCCGTCTGCGTCGGTGAATGTCGGTTGATACAGAACGGGATCGCCGTTCAGCCAGTACGTGACGATGCCGACCACCGTGCCGTCCGCCGTGTTCGGTGTGACGTCGACGTTGAGTTCCGCCTGCAGCACGACGCGCGCGGCCTTTGCCGTCACGTAGTCGATTGAGAAAAGGCCGAAGGTCGAGCCGTCGCCGATGTTTATGTTGTTCGAGTTGGTGAACGTGTAAAAGTTGATGGCGTCGGCGCTTTCGGTCTGTTTTGCGAGGCCTTGTAGGTTTTTGTCGGTCTTGCTTTGCGCGCTCGCGAGCGCGGGGTTCACGCCCACGCCTTCGAGCGTGTTCCCGACGCCGTACGTCCACGTGTACTTTGTCACGCAAAACAACTTCGCAGCGTCGCCGAGGCCGCCTGGGAACGACAAGACGTCGCCCAGGTCATACATCGGGTTGCAGACGGTTGTCGCGGTGAACGGAACGTAGTTGACCTCTTGCAGCGCGGTCAGAACGGCGCGGCGCCGTAATTCAAGGCCGGCGCTGGTGCCGTATTGCAAAAACGGGTTGCTGCCGAGGTTGTATGTGAGCGCATCGTCTGGGGTTTCGGCGTAGTATGAGGTTGTATTGTCGGCCATGTTCACGCACGACAAGCCGGTGTATCGCGTGATAAAGTCCGAAAATTTCACGTCTTGGAAACGGTGGGCCGTGTCGATGGTGTCGACAACGGTCTGCCCGTATTCGCGGAACGCGATGCCGCCGCCGCGTGTCGCGGTGACGTAACAGCCGCACGCCTGCGCGAGCCACGCGAGAAAGTCGCGCCACGTTTCGATGTCGCTTCCCTCTTGCCACGGCGTGAGCGTTTCGGTGCCGTTCACAAACGCGGCAAAGTCGCCCGCCGGTGTGGCGAGCGGTACAGCGCAGGCGTCGCACGCGAGCTTTGCCAGCGTGTAGGGCGTGCCGGTCGTGTTGCCGGCGGTGCAAGTTTTTTCGAGCTTGCTGACGGCGTCGTATGCGGTAATGTGAACGCCGTCTTGTTCGTAGTTAGCCGAGCCGACGAAAAACACGCCGAGCGGCACGGTCTCGTATAGGTTGTTCACGCTATCGACTAAAAGACCGAACTGTGGCGCCATGCGCAGGCCGTCCAGCGTGTAGCGCGTGAATGTGAGGCCCGTGAGGGTGATTTGCAGCTCTGCCGTGTAGACTTGGCCGATTTGCACTTGCTCGGAACCGCTGCATTGATTTGTAATAGAGAACGAACCGCGCACGACGTTGTGTTCGTCGAACGGCGTAGAACCGACGCTGCCCGAGAGTTTGGTCGTAATGGCCGGCGCGCGGATCGCGGTGAGAAAATCTGCGGAAACGGGAAACATTTTGCCGCCTCCTTTATGCCGTCGACAAATCGTCGAGCGCGAACGACACCTTGTAGAGCCGTTCGGTGCTTTCCTCTGTGATAAGCGACGCGGTGAGGTCGTGAAGGTAAGCCGTCCAGTCCGTTTTGAGCGAGTTTGTGACCTCGTTCCAGTACTGAACCGTCACGCTCGCGAGCTTTGAAAAACCGATGAGCGACGAGAGCAGCGTGTTTTCGCACGTCAATTCCACGTCGAGGCCGACGATGCCGCCGCGGGCAAATTGCCGCACAGTCGTGCCGGCCTCGGTTGTGTCGGTCTTGTCAACGGTGGAAAAGCGGAACTTGTAGCCGTCATCGGTCAGCGGGATGGCGGTGCTGTTTATGGTGAGTTGAATTGCCATGTTTTAACGCCCTCCGCTGCGGTAGTTTGCCCTCTGCTGGGCCTTCACGATGATGGTGTCGAGTTTATCCTGCCCGATATACACGGGTATCGTTATATCGCCCGCGCCGGTGTTGCCGACCGCGCTCGCGATGTTGTCGTATAGGGTGTTTTGACCGATGAGCAGCTCCGGCTGTGATGCGTCGCCGACACCTATCAAGCGCGGCGAGGCAAAAAGCGCGCCTTGTTCGGCCGCGTTTCTGTACCATTGCACCGAAACGGACGGAACGCTACCCGTCTGGGCGTTAAAGCTGCCGCTCATTGAGAAGTGCGGAAGCGCGATGCTGCGCCCGAACTCGAGCTTTGTGTTTTTGAAGGTGCGCGCGATGCCCGTGACGCCTTTCTCGACACTCTTTTGCATCTTTTGCATTGCCTTCGCGGTTTCGCCCTGCATCAGGTCAAGAGATGCTTTCCACGCGAGCGTCATGGCGGCGCCGTTTGTCACGGCGAGCGCGGTGATTGCGGGGAATGTCGCGGTAGCGGTCGAGAGCATTTTCCCGCCGCCGGAAACGACCGCGGTCACGACCGACGTCATCACGCTTGAAGCCGTCGTTTTTAGCGCGTTCAGCGTTGTGCTGACGAGGTTCGTGCTGCTGACGATGGTCTGCATATCCGACGCGGTGCTTTTCGCGCTCGCTGCCATTGCGGCCATTTCCGCCGTGATAACAAGCAGCGTCGCGCCCATTGCGGCGAAGCCGACGTTCAGCAGTAGCACGTTGCCGTTCAGCGCCAGCAGCTCCAGCGTGAAGGTGCCGACGGGAACGATGGCGGCCAAGATTGCCACGCCGAGTGCTGCCGTGGTGACGGTCAGCGCCGCCATACCGGCCGAGAGTTGCAAGAGCGCGCCTGCGGCGACCGCTCCATACTCGGCGATTATCGGTAGTTGCTGGACGAACAGCGTCAACGACAAGATGATGAGCGAAATGCCCGCCGAAACCATAAGCACGGCCGCACCGAGCGCGAGAAGGCCGACCGCGGAAACGGTGGCCGCGCTGCCGATGGCGACGATGCCGGCGGTCAAGCCGAGCGCCACGCCAGCGAGAAGGACGAGAACGCCGACGGCCGCGGGGCCTGCCTCCGCGAGCGCGATTGCGCTGTCGGCAAGGATTTTGATGCCTGCGGCGATCATAAGAACCGCGGCGCCCGCTGCGACGAGTAAAAGAGCCTGCCCGCCCATCTGTGAGAAGGACGATGAGGCGGCCGAAACGCCGCCCGCTGCGCTGCTGCCTGCGGAACCGAGGCCAGAGAGTTTGCCGGCGATGCCGCCGATGCCGTTGCCGAGCGAGCCGATTTTGCCGCCGAGCGCCGACACGCCGGTCATCAGTTTGCCGCCGATTGTCATCACGGGGCCGGCCGCTGCGGCGATAAGTCCCGCCTTGACGATGAACTGCTGCATACCTTCCGGCATAGCATTGAACGCGTCCGCGCCGGCTTTCACGACGTCGGCGACTGTGCCGAGAACGTCGGCCAGCGTGGGGCCGACGCTTCCGACGAGGTCGTAGCCGATGGTCTTGAGTTCGTTCATCACTTGCGAGAACTTATCCATCGGGTCGAGCGTCGTCTCGAAAGTGGACGAGACGCTGCCCTCGAAGTCACCCAGCGACGCCGTGAAATTGGCGAGGTCGAGTTGTCCGTTCCCGACCGCGTTGTAAATGGCCGCGCCTGCACGGCTCCCGAACAGTTCATAGGCGGCCGCGAGCTTGTCGCTCTCGCTGCCGTTCCCTTGCATGGTCGCCGTGAATTGCGCCAGCGCATCGTCGAGCGTGATGCCGTCTTTTGCCGCGCCTTTCATGGCGGTGCGTAGGCCCATCACCATCTGCGACGTGTCGAGGCCTGCGGTGTCGGCGGCGCCGAGGAAGGCGGCGGCCTCCTCCGCGGAAAGGCCCATCTCTTGGAACGATGCCGCGTTGCGGTATAGTTGGTCGGACAGAGTGCTGACGTCGACGCCTGTCTGTTGTCCGACGGTGTTCAGCGCGTCGAGAAGTGTTCCGGCGCTTTCAGCGTCGCGCCCGAAGGCGGCCAGCGATTTCTGGACGCTGTCGACGGCGCCGCTGACGTCCGTGTTGTTGATTTTCGCAAACTTGATAAACTGCGTAGAGAGGTCTTGCAGCTCGTCGCCGGTCACGCCGAAGCGTGTATTTACCTCGCCGATGGCGTCGGCGGCGGTGCCGAAGTCTGTCGGTATGTCGGCGGTGATGTTACGCAGCACGTCGCCCATTTCCTCGAGCGCGTCACCGCTCGCGCCTGTCTTGGACGCTATGGTGTCGAGGCCTGCGTCCACCTCTTTCCACGCTTTCGTTGCAGCTGCACCGACGGCGACAAGCGGAAGCGTCACGCTCTTTGTCAGCGATTTGCCGGTCGAGGATAGCGAAGCGCCCATCGAGGACGCCATGTTCGCGCCAGCGACGGCGCCCGCGGCTGTTCCGGCGGCGCCTGCGGCCGCGCCCATTTCCTTTGAGATGGCCTCTTGCGAGCCCTGCATAGATGGCACGATTGTGACGTATGCCTTCGCGAGTTCTATCTTGTCAGCCATTTCGTTCGCCTCTCTTTTTTGTAAACCACGCGTCAAGCTCGGCGGCCGGAACCGCCGTGCCTATCTTTTTCGTGGTCTTGTCTTTATCGTGTGGGCGCGGGTGCGGTTTCGGCATTTTGCCTCGCGCTTTCGTGCCCTTGATTTTCAAATTCTCATTTATCACGGCCAGAAGGTCGTATATGTCGGCCAGTAGGTAGTTCGTTTGTGCTACCGTGGTCCATTGGTACCGCTCGGCGTCGATTTCTCGGAGCAGCGCCGATGGCGTGAGTGTGTCGTATTGCACGAACGCGCCGAGGACGCCCCACGAAATGGAGCGCCCGACGTCGTTCAGCGTGTGACCGGTTTTTACGAGTAGGTCATTCTCGATGGCGTCTCTATGCTCCGACACGAAGCGTGAAACGCCGATTATTTTCCCGCGTTGTACTCCTGCGCCTGGGATTGCTCGTAGGCGTTGAAAATGATGCTGTAATCGGTGTCACCGATGCCGCATTCTGCAAGGCGCGGACAGTATCCGTGCAGGAACTCTTTGACGAGTTCGGTCTTTTTGGCGACCTCTTTCGTGTCGGCGATGTTTTGGATGATCTGCATCGCGTCAGCGGTAAGCGATCCGAGGGCGGGGATGGTGAACTCCCCGTCCACGCCCTCGATGTCAAAAACAAAATCGACGTGCTTTTTGAGTGTGAAGCTTGCGGCCATTGTGTTATCCTCCTTCTATGATTGCGCCTTGTTAAGGCGTGACAACGACTTGACCGTCGTCCTTCGCAAAGATGAATTTCTCGGCGGCGGCGATGGTGGCGTTCCACGTGATGGCGTCGGTCGCGGTGAACGTGATGTCGTCGATGGTGTTGATGAAGCCCTCGGTGGTGCCGAGCATGAAGCTGTCGTCCCCATCTTTTCCGATGAACAGGAACGCGGCGCCGGCGGGCGTCTTGCTGGTGTCGACGGTGATGACCTTGCCGTGCGAGCTGGTCGCGTTGGTGACGTTCACGGCGTCGCTGCCGAACAGCGCGACGAGCGAGGTCTCGTCTGTCGAGATGATGGGGGCCTGGACTGTCTGGGGATCGTCGCCAGGTTTCGTGCGGACAATCTTGCGAGCCCAATCTTTAAGCGGTTCGTTGCTTCTGATGGAGCCGAACGTGATGCCGTCCTCGGCAATGTAGCCCCTTTGCACCCACGGCAGGGTGTAGTAGTCGGTCGGGTCTGCCTCGTAGGCCGCCTTGTCGGGCGTCGCAGCGGTGTAGACGCCGCCGCTTTCGGTGTAATACTGCGTGCCTGCGTTGTAGGGATCAGTCGCACCGCACTGCACGTACAGCGGTGCGAGGGGATAAGCGGGCAGCGGGGTGTTCGCGGGGGCGCTGTAGAAGTAGCCCGTCACGTTGCCGCCGCCGAAGTTGACGGAATTAGTAGCCATTTGTTTTACCTCCGTTTAGAGTGTTTTTTTCTCTTGGTGAGCGCACACAAGAAGCGTTGCGGTCGCCATAGCAAGGTCAGGCCGCGCGGGGTCCTGCCCCCACGAACCGGCAGCGTTAATCGTGACGGCGCGGATCGCTGTTGTGTTCGCCTGCGCGACGGCTATGAGATAGCCGACCGCGTTGTTGAGTTGCTCGATTGCGGTTGCCTCGTCATTTTTCGCGGCCCTGCTGTCGAGCTTGATTGTGAATGTGTCGAGCCGTTTTTCGCGTGAACCGCCGACTTGTTGAACCTCGACGCAGGGGAGCGTGAGGGTTTCGGGCAACGGTCGCACGTAAACGGTGAATTTTGCCGCGAGCGCGGTTTTCAGCACGCCTTCAATGTCGACGCTGCGCTCGATTTGGATGTTTGCCATTTAATGCACCGCCTTTGTTAGTGCGCCGTTTTCGCTTTCAGCGACCTCGCTTGCGTAGTCGCTCGTTCCGACGATGCCGACCCAGCGGTCAGCGTAGGGGGCGCTGCGGCCCATTTCGACCTTCGCGTTGAAACCTTCGCTTTCGCCCGCGATGTTTGCATCGGCGCGTTGTTTGATTGCGTTCGTTTGCGCCTCGATTTCCGCGCGCATTGCGTCGCCTCCGAGCAGGGCCTTGAAACCGTCCTCGTTGAACACGAGCCGTATTTGCGTAGCCATCAGCCCGACCACCTTTGCAAGTTCAGTTGAATGTTGTCGAGGCCGCCGGTGGCGCTCGGCCAGCGTCGCGGTTCGCCATAAATGACGTACGTTTCGCCGTTCGCGACGATGCGGTCGCCCGCTTGAATGTCGGCGCTCGCGGGAACGTAGACGGTCAAGCCGTCGGAAATGCCAAGCACGCGACCATCCATTGAGAGCGAGGTCGCCGCGGGTTGAATGGAGCAGCCGGTCACGGTGACGTCGGTCGTTTTCGACCAGTCGGGGATTGTACTGCCGCGGCCGTCGGTCTTTGTGCCTGCACGTTTTCGTAAAATGCTTTGTGTCATGAAGGAAGGAAGCACGTCAAAGCACCTCCTCCAAGCGGTACGGTTGCAGCACGGCCTTGTTATGGTCGAGCAGGGTTCCCGCGCCGCCGCCGTTTATCCACGTTGCATTGTACGTCACGGAAACGCCGCCAGCCGCTTCGCTCTGCACGCCGTTCGGGTTCGTCAGCGCGTGCGAAACTCTGCCCGCGATGAGTTCCTTGATGTCGCCCAAGAGTGTGGCGGGGATGCCTGCGGTGTACTGGACGCAGATGCCCGAGACGCGCGGCTGTGCGCCCACGTTATAAACGCGGAGCAGGCCGCCGGTAGTACACCAGAAGTCGTATTCGTCGCCGCTCCACGTCCCGCCGTCTTTGTTGGCGTCGAAAAAGACGTGAGAAACGCTCGAAACGTATCGCGCGGGTAGTTGAATGAGATAGTCGGAACCGCTGCGCGTGAAATGGAGCGACTGAATGACGTTGACAAGTTCGCACGGCTGACTGTCGGCCACGTGCCAGCCGCACCAGTTACGCACGGCCATTTCGGCCGCGGCAATCTGCGACGGAACGCGGGTGTCGCTGCTAAACTTGTTAGCGGTCATCGTATTGAAATCGGCGACGGATAAGATGCTCGGAAGCGTCGTGGCGTTGCCGGTAATTGAGTAGCCCCATGGTGTGAGTATGCTCATTTTTTGGTCGCCGCCTTTTTCGCCTTGTTGGCGGGCTTGACGGCCTTGTTCTTTGCCGGCGCTTTCTTTTCCTCGACCGGCTGTTCATCCTTCACGGGCTCCGCTTTTTTGACGGGCGCCGCCTTCTGTGCGCAGACGTGTTCAACCGCGCCTTCGGGCTGTTCGCCTTCTTCAAATTGAAGGCGCAGGCCGTTCGGGAGGTCATAGGATTTGAGCATTATTTTCGCCGCCTTTCTGTTGTTAATCGGCATAAGGGGCGCCTGTTGGCGCCCCCTTGCGTGTGTTATTGTTAGGCAGTAGCCGCCGTGATCTTGACGATGCCCAGCGGATACTTGACAACGGGAACCATGCGCTCCTCGGCGAGGATGGTGACGCGGTTGTAGAGCGCGTCGTCCTCATTCTGTTCGTAAATGCGGATTTCCGTTTCGCCCTTGTGGACGCGTTTCACGCTGTCGCGCGCGGCGAGAACGAGAACGGTGCCGGAAGTGACAGAAGCGCTCTCATACACGGGCACGCCCCAGATGCGAGCGGGGGCGTTGTAGTCGCCGTTGGCATAAGCCGCCGTGAAATAGCCGCCGCCCATGTACTGACCGATGCTGTCCTTCGAAAGAACGAGCGCCTCCCAGTCGGCGGGGTTGATGATGACCGCGTCGGCGTCAAAGGGGGTGTTCTGGGCGATGAGGCCCTTCGCGTGCAGGATGGCTTCGGCAATGTTGGCGTTGTCGCCGGTGTTGCCGCCGCTCGTGTAGGTGCAAGTCTGAATACCAGTCGCACCGGCGCAGGCGGAAACCATGACGGCCTCTTTCTTTTTGTCGATCTGGTGGCCGAGAACGTCACGCAGCGCGGAGTTCAGGAAGGCCTCGTCGGCGAGAACCTCGTCGGTTTCCTTGGCGTACACGGCGACCTTCGAGAGGGCCACGGTCTTGGCGGTGAAGCTGTCGCTGCCCTGCGGTTTCTTGGAACCTTCGGAAACGACCGCGGGAGCGGCGCCGCTGTTGCCATCGAAGCCGTTTTCCACGAAGTAGGTGATGGCGTTGCCGGCGATTTCAAAGTCACCGAACGCGTCAAGCACGGACGGACGGCGGCGGTTGATGATAACGTCGCGGTCGTAGTCGGTGATCTGTACGGACGTCATGGTGTCGTTGTAGGCCTTTTGGCTGATGGAGCCGTTGACGCTCCAGCCCTTCACGCCACGGTCGACGTGAGCTGCCTTCTCGCAGATGGCGGCGATGCCCTTTTTCGGGGCGTCGGTCTTTTCGGGCTTGTTGCCGATGCGTTTCAGCAGCTCGGCGGCCTTTTCGGCCTTGGCGATGTCGGACTTGATGCCGTCGATTTCGGTGGCGAGCTTGTCGGCGGCCTCGATGGCGTCGGCGTCGTTGTTCTCGATGGCGGTTTTCAGGCCTTCGAGTTCGGCGGTCTTGGCCGCCAGCTTTTCGGTGTTAGTCATTTGTCTTTACCTCCGTTAAATTATGGATGTATTGCAGCAGGCGTTCCTTTTTCGGGTTGACCGTTTCCGCCGGTTCCTCCGCTGCCGCGTTGACCGTGGTCGGTTCCTCCCCTTCGGGTTCGTTCTGCTCGTCAACCTCCCCGAGAAGGTTCTCGAGCAGGGTGATTGCTTGTCTTATCGCTTCGGCGTCGGCCGCGCTGTTTCGGCGGCCAGCCTTGACGTCCACGACGCCCGCGTCGTCGTTCGCGGGAACGAGAACGGCGGAAATCTCGTAAAGGTCGAGCTCGCGCAGCTCGTTCGCTTTGCGGCCGTCCTCGAGTTTCACGCTCGCGGCGTCTTTGACGTCGTAGGCAAAACTGAATTTCGAGAGCGCTCCGCTCTTGTAAAGGTTGCGGACCTTTTGCGCTTCGGGGCTGTCATTAAAATGGGCGCGGAAAAATAGGCCTTTTTCGTCCTCGACCGCGTCGGCGGTTCCGATAAAGGCGTCGAGTTCGTCCATTTTGTGCGACCAAAGGAACGGTATGCCTTTGCCTCCGTTCCAGCGTTCCGCAAGCGATTTCTCAAACGCGCCCTTCGCCACGATGTCGCCGTAGCTGTCCGGCTCTCTAATCCACGTCGAGGCGTATCCCTCGATGTAGCCGTTGCCGTTGCCTTCGTCTTTGTATTGAACGGAAAATTGTTTTGTAAGTGCCATTGTGTCGGCCTCCTTGTGTTCGGAATACCACGCCTCGATGGCGTCAATGCTGTTCTGCGGCCTTTCGTCGCGCGCAGCTCGTTCAAGGCAAACGTCGCGGCCAGGATCAAGCGTGATAAACTCGGCGCCCGCTTTTTCGTAGCGTTCGCGAGCCGCCGCGTCCATTTTGGTGTGAATTATCCACGCTTCGGCGTTCGGCTCTTTGAGCGCCGTCTTGATTGCGGCGTCGCGAGCGTCAAACGCGGCCTTGCGTACAAGGCCGTCAGCGTGGTGCGATTTTTCCGCGCCGAGCGTCATCGCGATTGCGTCATAGTCGACGCGAAGGTCGCCCGCTGCGGCGTGTTCTTTGATATAGGTAGATTTTCCGGCGCATGGCGGGCCGGTCACGATGTGAAGCATTGTGCGCCCTCCTTTATACCGTTATGACGACCTCGGTCGTACAGTTGCAGTTGCAGCTTTCCTCGGGGCCTATGCTATCGTCTCCAGGCCAGTTCGCGCCGTTCGAGAACAGTTCGTCGATGCCGACGCGTTCCCCGTCCATCGCGGCGTGCGAGGGACGCGGGTTCGGGCCGGTGATCCATTCCTTCTCGATGGTCTTGCTGTACCCTTGCGCCTGCGCTTGATGGCAGCCCTCGATTGTCGCCCACGATGCCATGGCGGTTGCCGCGGAACGGGCAAGCATAGGCGCCTCGTCGTTCACGCGCTTGTCCATAACGTCGGCGGGAGTCTCGGCGTCCTCATCGCCATCATCAGCGGCGTCCAGCGCAGCGTCGAGGTTTCGCTTTGTGACGTCGTTCGTCGCCCGTGCACGCCATTCGGCGGTCGCGCGGATGTAGTTCCGCGTGATTGCCGTGTCGTACTCTGTTTTGAGTTCTCGCGCCGTCGCTTTTCCGTGCCGGTCGGCGATGTCGTTCAGCACGGGTTCGAGATCGTCGGCCAGTTCCGCGTTCCAGCGGTCCTCTTGCCACCAGTCCTCGGTGTCAGCACCGAGGCGGGCGAGAACCGTCTTTTTTTGACGCTCGAAAAACGCCGTCAGCGTTTCGGTCAGCCGTTCGTCCTCGTCGGCGTCGGACCGCGCCTTGATGCGCAGCGTTTCGCCGCCGTCTTTTTTGCCGTGGACGTGAGCGCAGGCCGCCTCACCTTGCGCCGGCATTTCCACCAGCGCGGCGGGTTCGCGTGCCTCCATGTGCGTGTCGGTGGGCGACGCTTGGCCGCCTTCGGTGACGTTCAGCGGAACGACGAGCGCGTCACCGCCTTCAAGCGGCGGAAGGTTGTTGTCCGCGCGCGCCTCGTTCCGCGTCATCCACGGGCCGCCGACCGCGCTCTGCAAAATGCTCGCGCGCTCCTCAAAGTTGCCCTTGAGTTTTTCGCGGTAGTCAAATTCGACGTACGTCCCTTCGGCTGCGCCGAGTTTCGGCAAAAGAAAACTGTTGATGCGCTGCTGGACCATCTGCAAAAACGGCCCGAGGCACTCCGCGTAGAGAGCGCGTGCGTTGTCCTTCGCGCTTGCGTATGTCTGCGTGCCGGTGTGCCATATGAGCGCGGGGTTGACGTGGTACGCTGCCGCGACGTCCTCGCGCGAGAGTTGCTTTGCCTCCGCGTATTGCGCCTCTTTCGCGTTGAACTGGTACGTCTCGATTTTCATTCCGTCCTCGAGCAGCGGCATAGAGCCGGCGTTCTCGCCGGTACCGCGCCAGCCCTCGCGGAATTTCGCGGCCCAGTCGGCCTTCTGTTCGGCCGTCCACGGTTGCACGTCTTTCGGGCGCGTGATGTAGGAATTGAAACGTCCGCTTGACCGCCACACTTGCGAGCGGAAACGGTCTGCCTGCACTTGTTCGGCAAGCACTTGTTTGAGCGCCGAAACGGGCGAAAGGTACGAGCCAGGATTGCCAGGTGCGTACATTCGGAACTGAATGAAGCAGCCGTCGTCCTCGCTCCATTCGCGGGGTATCGTGATGGCTTCGCCGTTTCCCGATGCGCGGATCGTCAATTCGTCCGGCGCGTAGTACGAGGTTTCATAGTCCTCGTTTTTTATCCATTCGCGGGGGATAAGTCGAAGCTGGTACCCGCTTTCGCTGTCGGCGCGGAGCAGCCACCACGTCGCAAGGCCATAGAGAAAACACTCGACGGCCGTCGCGTTCATAAACTCGTAGGCCGTTTGGTCCGCGTTCGGCGTGTAGAGCAGTTTTGCCGCTTTGCTGTTGCGATCCCGTGAGCGGTCGTTCTCGTCGTTGCGGACGTACACCTTGAGCGGCAGCTGCGCGATGCTGTCGGCAAGAAACGACACGACCGCGTGAAGGTTTGCCTGCGTCGCGTAAAGTGCGCGCGGTGTCATTCCCTCGACGTTCGGTGACGTGTCGCCGGTGTTGATTGTGACGTTGTAGAAGCCGCGGCTGTTAGAAGGTGCCAGCAGCCGCCGCAGTCTGTCAAAGGCCATTCCATCGCCTCCATAGGTGAGAATTTATATAAACGTCAATTCGCTCCCGCTTGCATAGGCGGAAGCGTAGATTTTTTCTTGTTTTTTCGACGTGACCGTCGCGGCGGTGTATGCCATAATGCACGCGAAAAGCGGCGCGATGTCGTCGGGGCTCTTGTTGCGGTCAGGCACCGAAACGCCGCCGCCGAGTTGCCGCGTTTGCATCGTAGCCGCCGGCGCGTCAAGCACGGGCTGCGAAAGGTGATAGATGCGCGTGCCGCGGTTGCCGCCTTCGGGCGACGGTGCGTTCGCCGCTATGCCGTCCCAGAACCGGCCCCAGCCGCTTGTCAGGTCGCTGCCTTCGACGGCGCAGCGCTCGACGTTTTCAAGCGTGCATATCTGCTCCGCCAAGCCGCTGACGGGTGCGCCGCGTGACTGAAACGCAAGGCGCATCGGTTCGCGCATTGCGCGGGCACGGAACCAGTCAATGGCCCATTCGGTGCCGACGGCGCGCGCGACAAGTTCTATGTGATAGTTTCCGTCCTCGCGCAGGCCGCAAACGCCGATGGACGTCCAGCGACGATCCTGCGACAAGTCAATGCCGAAGTATAGGTCAGCTTCGGCGGCGATGCCGCTGCCGACGTCAAGGCCTCCCTGCCACGCCCCTTCGGGGAAGGGTTGCGGCAGAATTGTAGCGACTTGTTGGCAAAGGCACTCCGAGCGGTATGCTGCCTCGGTGAGCGTCTGTCTCGATGCTATGATCGCGCGCTCTGTGAGCAAGCCGTACCCAAGCGCAGGGTTCGCTCGCGCGATTGCCGTCCAGTCGGTTGTCTTGGCGCCGTCAGGTGCCGACCACTCAAAAAATCCGAGCGTGTCGCCGTCGACGTCGCCGCCGAAGTCTGTGTTGTCATTTGTTCCGTCAATGGCCGCGAGCGCTTGGCCGCGCAGTTGGCGCAGCACCACGCTGTCGGGATCGCCGGCGTTTGAAAACGCGACGAGGATGCCGCGCGGTTTCGCGAGGATTGACGGAAATGCCGCGCTCCACGCGTCCCAGTCGCGCAGTTCGCGAACCTCGTCGAGAATGACGAGGTCGTTGCTGTCGCCGCGGCCTGCACGTCGTGTCGGCGCGCCGACCTTGTACCGCTGCCCGCCGTTGAGCGACACGTTCTTGTTTCCGTTCGTGCGTGACACGCGGGAGAGGTTCGCTTTGAGTGCGGGGATGCGCTCTTGCCAGTCCACGACGATTTCCCAGACCTCCTCCGCCTTATCGAGCGAGAGCGAGGTGCCGAAAATGTTTTCCACGCCCAGCACGTTCAAGAAAAACGATGCGATAATGGCCGACACTTTGGTCTTGCCGTTTTGTCGGCCGACCATCACGCACACCGTGCGAAAACGAAAACGCCAGCTCGACGTGAACGAGCCGACGATTTCAAATGCGTGTTTCAAAAGCCACGCTTGCCACGGGTAGAGGGTTTCGCCGAGAACCGTCTCGGCGTATTCGATTATCGCAAAGCCCAGCGATGTCTTTGCCGTTAAGGGGCGTAAAGGCGGCGTAAAGATGCGGGCTTCCGTCTTGCCTTTCACGCTCATACGATGTGATATTTCTGCCGGAAGTCGTCAAGCTGCTCGATTTCCGCGGGCGCGCCGTGCGCGTCCACCAGTTCGTGCAAGTCTCGCACGATGGAGGCGTAGTCGCGCGCCGTGGCGCGGAACTCCGACACAAACGGGTTCTGCTTGATAACTTTCTCGCCTTGCGTTGACGTGACCGTCTGGACGAGCTCGATTTTCTCGTAGGTCGGGAGCTTTTGTTCGAGCTTCGCCTTGAGCGCGAACGCGACCTCCGCGAGCGTCTGCGCGAACGGTCGCTCGCTCTCTGGCAATTTCGCCACGATTTTCTCGGCCGGTGTCTGTTCGGTCAGTTTGGTCTTTTTTGCGGGTGCTTTTTTCGGTGCGGGTTTCTTTTGTGCGGGTTTTTTAGCGGTTGCCACGGTATGCCCTCCTTCTTTGTTTTAGCCGAGGCGTTTGACAATCTCGCGCTCGCGGTCGGATAGTTGCCACCGTGTAGCGGCGGCACGCTCGGCGGCGGCACGCTCGGCGGCGGCACGCTCGGCGGCGGCACGCTCGGAAAGTAAAAGGCCTTTTCCGAAAATGGTCTTTCCGACCTCTTTCTGCGCGTCGAGCGCCTCAATCGGTTCGCTTTCCGCTTTCGTTATCGTGAACTCAACGCCGTACTTGCTGTATCTGTTGAGCATCGCTGCGGTCGCCACGTTGTCGGGATAATCGTACGCGGGTATCTCTTTGCGCGTTTCGGCCTGCGTTTCATCCACGGACTTTTTTACCGCTTGGAAAAGGTCAGGCGCGGTTCGCGCTCTTATGTTGTCGGGCTCAAGGTTCGTGACGAAAGACGTTGACACGTTCGCGCCGTTCGCGTAAATGATTTGGCTGCCCGCACAAAGGCACGCAGCGTTCCGCGCCGCTGCGCTCGACAATAACGTGAGCGCAGGCGCAAAAAGAAAAAAGCGCACGCCGTTTTGCGTGTACCATTCGATTATCTCTGCGAGTATTGAAAAAGGCGGGTTGTCGACAACGACGCTGTCCGCCTTGTATTTTTCTTTTTGATAGTCGCCGCCTGGGTAAAACGGGCGGACGAAGTGCTTTCTGTCGAGTTTGTACGTTTCAGCGCACCAGTTGGCGACCGCCTCGTAAACTTTTTCGGTAGTGTAGCAGTCGTCTGTCGTGTGCTTCGCCTCGAACTTTTCCAAGAACTCGGCGTAATCGGTTTCGCCGTCTTTTGCCTCGCCGGTGTCGCCGCTGCCGAACCATTCGTGCAGGCCGCCAAAGCCGAACGCGGTCATATCAATCTCTTGTATCGCGTCAAGGTTCTTGTCGAGCAGTTCGGGCAGCCAGCCCGTGTTCATCGTCAGTTGATTGTGCGCCAGCGCGTACGCGCGGCGTTCCTCGTCGGTCAGTTTGTCGAGCCGTATGATTTCCGCCTCTTTGTAGCCGAGCGCCTTTAGCGCCTCGTAGCGTCCGTGGCCTTCAACGATTATGTTTTGCGGCCCCCAGACGGCTATCGGATCGTTGTTGCCGAACTGTTCAATGCTCGCCTTGATTTGCTCGATTTGCGCGGGCGTGTGTTCTTTCGCGTTGTCGGGATCGGGCGTCAGTTGCCCGAGCGGGAGTTTCTCGATTTTCATTTTTGCTCCTTCTCAAAAAAACGGCCCGCGGCCGCGGGGGGGTAAAAGAT